CGATGTCCTTTGAGTTTTCCAGTAGCGTACCTCATCCAGCGATCCGGAAAATTTGCCCCAACCTGGTGAACCTGTGATACATATGTTCGTCGGAGGAACTATGAGAGACCCTATCATGGCTTTTAGAGAACCGGTGGGTCCTGTAATATTTCCAATTCCACTTCCGGTTACAAATTGATCATTAAGATCGCCATTAACATAGAACTTAATGTCTAAGCCGTCCGTAGCATTGTTCTTAACCGTCACCGCATAGTGTTTCCATGTTTCTAAATCTTTCGCCGTTAGTCCCTGTCCGATAGATGCCGTCGCCACTCCCATGGGTGATGTCGATGAGCCAGAAAAACACGTTATAAGGAAAGGAGATGGAACACCATCGACTCCGCCCGTGAGTACAAGACTGAAGCGGCCGTAAGTATCACTTCCGGTATTTTCCAAATTATATAAATCAAAAATAACTTCCCTATTTGTCTTGGTATAGTCAAAGTCATCTTTCTGAAGCCAAAATTCCAGCGTAGAGCCAGAATTTTCCATATCACACATCAAGTTAGTTTGACGGCCCAGAGATGTATCCCAGATATTAGCGCTCTGGGTTTGAGGAGATACAGACCCCGTATTGGGCCCGCCATAAATATAGATGTATTCTAAATCGTCGGGCAATCCATAGCCATCACTAGAGATCGCCTCCGTGCGCGGGCCCCACCCCTTGGCTGAGATTTGGGCATATCCGGTCCGTCGTGGGTATAGTTTATCAAAAACGTAGAGATCAATATAAGATGCGCTGTTTTCCCATTCTAATTTTTCGGCCAACGAGCCATCATAGGGATAAGAATCTTGGATATAAGTCCATGCATCGCGGTAATATTCCTCGGCGGATCCATACTTGGCAAAATTTTCCGGCTTGGAAAAATCAACAGCGGGAATGAAGCGTTTCTCGGATATAATCTCGGCTTCGTGATAACGAACCGATTCTACAGCCTCTGCGATTTCTGCAGGCGTTTTATCGGCTAGCGTTTTTGTAACGCCAACAGAATCAAATAATCCTTGGAGAGTCATACGTTATAATTATTCTTCCACTCTAAATTTAAATTCAACAGGCTGTTCAACCCAATCAGCAATAGAATCATTATAGTATGCTAATTTAATCTTATAGGCATATCCGGCCTCTAGCATTCCTATGTCTAAATCAAAATAATTGCCTTTTTCGTCGTAAGACATAAGAGTACTTAAATCGGAGCCGGTGCCATATGCTACTGCGAGGAGATTATCCGTTGAGCGCACAATAGAGTATGAAGCACTAGGAATGATTTCCGTAGGATTGTTGGCCGTTGAAACGGTATAAAGTGTAGGATTCCAACTTCTATCTCTTACAAAGAAACGGAATCGGGCCGTTTCTTTGCGCGAATATTGTTTTCTTAAGTTTGTTAAACTAGTAACTCGATTAAATGTAGGAGCACTTTGGTAAGAGGGCATCAATTCAGGATAGATTGACCCGGTAGAAAATTGAACTCCTCCGGAGTGCCATACATCATGAACGGCTAATAAGCGAGTGCTAGCTGCTGTCAGAGCTAGTGAGCAGGAGTAAATGCCTGTACTCACGTAACTCGCGGTAGCATTGATATCTAGGGCCGCGACGACGTCTCCGCCCGCAGCCAAGTTGATTTGAGAGCCTGTTGGTGCTGAATTAGAACTGGAATACATCGATACATTAAGAACCCCGCTCCCAACTCCGGGTAGGTCCACAAGGCGGCCACGGACGTAGTTATACAAATAAAGCGTATTAAGATTATCTTCCTCAGGAGCAAAAGAGCTAGAGTAATAAAAGTATTCTCTATCATCACGCTTAGATGAATCCCAACGAGCCTCGATCACAGGACGCTTGAAAAAATATTGAGATGACCGTGAAGAAAACCTCTTTGTATAATAGGTGTCTTCGGATCCAGTAAGATTGTGTACGGGGCCCCCATATGAACCAGTGGAGCCGGCGGAACCAGAATAATAGGCCTCCTGACTCCCCGTCAATCGTATACACACTCCGTGATTGTTCTTTGTTGAAGCAATCCACTCCTCTACTAAAGGCGTGACATCTACCTCTAAATCCTCATATCCACGAGGAAAAGAAACAGTAAAAGTCGGATGGCGATGGAAATCCCCACCTACATTGTCCCACGCAGTAGAGTTGCTGGCATTCATCCAATTTGCGTTTCCTAAATCCGTATATTCATCCATATCCAGACCAGTTCCCTCGGACCAATCTTTTGTAAGGGCACGCACTGTTAAAATAAAATCCTGAGGTAGCGTGTAGGCCGTTTCAACATTATAAAGACGCAAATACCACGACATCGAGCCCGACGCAGCGATCGCTCCATTGGTTCGATCCGTAATCATATCGGTTACTGGAAACCGAACCAAAGTTCGAGCCAGTTCTGAGCTTCGACCTTCCGTCGAAGCAGAAGTTTGACCATAGATAGAATAAACCTCAAGCGAATCTGCGTATCCCATATTCGAGCCAGTTCCCCGTGTGCTAAGGGTGTAGTCGTAACCATTGGTAATAATGGTATCTTGATCGGCGGCGTAACGTTTAATAGCCATTAGGTTACCGTTCCTTGTATATCACTGAATGGGTACTTCAGTTCAAAAACAGTATTGATGCGCGCGTTCAAATAGCGGCCGTCATTGGATAAATTGGCGCCAAAGGGATATGACACATCGGAATACTTTCCTCCCACTTTGGGGATCAACTGCACATCCAAAACATCAACAACTCCAGGAGCTTTATGTAATTCTTTATAAATGTCAACAATATACATAGATTCATTAATATCGAACACAGTGCTATTATAAAAATTTTGAAGACGTTGCATCGCCAGATTCAATGCATTAAATCGATTTTCTTCGAAATCAGCCACAATGCTAAACTTAATACCAAAATTTACTACCTGTGCAGGAAGAATGTCCAAAGTATCATTAATCATTTTATAATTATTCAGCCATGTTTTTAAATTAGTTTTGACTGTGTGGCTCGTGGGAATGAGATGGCCATTTTTATCTGTGGAAATAACATACATATTAAGATTACGGCGCAACGCATCAAAATCTCGCTCAATTGAACATTTCTTAATAGCCCCAAACTTGGGTGGCATGCCATAGGAAATAGCCCTATAATCTTCTATGGTGACCGCACGATTTTGAGCGGCATAATAACTGAACACTCTCTGTTTTATTTCTGCCGGGGAAGGTAGCCCAATATCTCCCGTGATAGGATTTTCATTACTTACTTCCAAAGAATCGGTGACTGAGTTTGCTGTTACTCGATTTAGACTTTGCACATCTGTATATTTAAGAAGTGGCGTGCCTACTGCGGTAAGAGTCTTTGCCGCTATATTTACATCCGCCGCATCGTTAACGCGATATACAATAGTAAGAGTGGTGTTAGAGGGTCCCACGCCAAATTTGTCTGTCTCAGTTAAATTAGTGGGATCAAAATCCTGTTGGGTGGTATAATCGCGACCATGAAGCTTCAACACGATATTACTAGGGTCTACCACCGCTGCATTAGACAGTTGATCCTCGGAACCATAACCGAACTGCAGGTAGGAACTATCTCGTGTCCGCTCTAATACAAACCGACGCGTTACCGGAATGGCCTTCAAAATGGCTGGGACGGTGGTACGATCTGCATTCATATTGCGTATGGCTTTAAAAACAATCTCTTGGGCTAAGTGATCGACTTCATAATACCGATTACCTTGGGAATCATAAACACTAATAATATCCGTAGGGGCTGCGTCAATCAATGGAATCTTACGAAACTTAGCAAATTCCCCCACCACGATTGTTTGTCTTACGATTCGTCCAGAAATCACGCGGCCGGAGGCCTTTACTGCGAACTTCAATGTAGCCCCAGTTGTTGGATCTTGAGTATTGGAAACAATCTGATTATCGGGGTGAGAAAAATCTACGTCATCGACCAATGTGAATTGCTGCCCTCCATTGGCACTAAAAGTCGAGTTCGAGCGCAGCACAGGCAAGTAACGTTCGTCGGGGGCACCGGTCGTGTCAGCTGGGACGGAAATGTAGAACTGAGCCTCTCCAACAGAAGAAAAGTCTGTCGCATACTTATAACCTAGCTGACGGGCTATTTTAACTACATTATCATATTCACTAGCAGTATCTAAAAAGTTTTCATTTACTTGGTAATCTAAATAATAGGAAAGAACATCTCCCACATACGAAACCGTGTCCAATACCAAAGAGCCGAAGCCCGCAGTATTAAAATCTTTATAAGTATCAGGATAATACCGTTTTACATAATCTAATAGATTAGAACGTATAGATTCAAAATCACGTCCACTATAATTTATTATCTTAAGTTTTTTTGTGCTGTTGCTCGCTCTATCGTTTGCCATTCTTTAATATCCCCATTTTTTATAGTGCATTGTTGGCGCCAATGGTTAAACTATCAGCGGATGCCAAACTAGGTATAGCAAACTCCACTGAGATATCTAATATTTGATCCGTGTAATCCTTACTCAAACCGTGTGTATTAAATTTAACTGCACGAATTTCAATAAAAGGTAAATAAAGTGCAGTCTGTTGCCGAATCTTCGAAGCAATTTGAGTATGAAGAAGTCGGGTATTTGGTTCAAATAAATACCTCCTCAAGCCTACTCCAAACTGGTTATCCATTATACGCTCGCCTTGTGCTGTCAACATTAAATTAATAAAATTCTGCTTTGCTACCTCTTTAAGTGTCTTCGTTGCCTGATAGGCACCTAGTTCGGTGTCAAATCGTAACGGATATTTGGGAGAAAAGCCAATCATGTACATGCCTCTTATTAATTATAATTAGTACAAAAAAATATCTTATTCGCTCTCAGTCGCAATCAGCAGGATCATCGCTGGTTTGAACTTGGTTGATCGGGAACTGACTGAGTTGCAAAAGTAGATAAATTATCCCGAAAGGCGTAAGAGGAGGCACGAAAAAGGTATAAGGGAGACTCCCTTCTAAATCAATCCCGTCTTCTTTGCTGACGCGGGGTTTTAACCTAGCGGGGAAAGTCGGATCATCGGGGTAATTCAAATCAATATGATTGTTGATTTCTTGGATAATGTCATCAATGTTGAGATTACTCGGGGAAGCCGGGCCTGATGGTAAATCGGCGGCGGCTGTAGGATCAAACTCATCGGGACATGGAAGTTGGAGCTGGGGCGTATTCATCAAGGCTCCTGCTAGGCCGGACGCGGAGTTGCCTGCATCCAAAATTTGTTGCAGCTGCTGAAATCCTCCCTTTGAGGTCTCCCGTATGAGTTTGGCCAACATCACGTGCGGCTCTGTCATTTCAACCACCCCCTTGAGAATGTGCTTGGGTGTTTCTTTCAACATCTTATTGAGGAAAGACCTTCCCAAACCTGCGAACGGGCCCATGGCGTCAAGGGCACCATTCATCGCCATATTCTGAACTGCTGTTACATCGCAATTGGTAGTAGCGGCATAGTCGTCGTCCGCAAATGCAGCTTGCATCGCCAACAACAAAATATACTTTGTATCTTCAAATATATCGATGGTACTAAAAAGATCATAATAAGTTCGCAGTTCTCCTACCAAATATAGATACTGTATTATTCGTTGGACGTCAATCGTCTCAGCATCACCAAACAGAGTCTGCACGGCTGACTGGGATGCAAGAGCGGGGATTAATGCAGGGAGCGCCTCAGTTTGAT